CCGCCAGTCCAATCACCAAGCGGATTGATTTCCGCATTTGGATATGTGTTTTTCAAATCTGTAGTTTTTGCATTGCTCTGACAGATGATCAGTCTTGCTTCATCCAGAATGTACTTTCCATCATACGGATAAGAAGTGTAGATTTCTCTTGCAATCTTAGAGAGTGCTTTCTGCTCCTCTGTCAGCGGCATTCCTTTAAAGATTCCGTTATCACCGCATCTCATTCCCTTGGACTGATTTTCTGAAAGATGCACATCCTGTGGCACGATCTGAATAAACACCCGAATGCCCGGAGCAATTCGCTCCACAATGTATGCAATATCTTCTCTTTCCATATCCACAGAGGTTTCAATCACCACATGACCATAGCCATGACCGATAAGCACCTCTACTGCAATCTTCGGATTTTCCTGTTTCTTATATGCCAAATCAACAATAGCACCTGCTATTCTGTCTGCCATCTTATCCGGATGGCTCGGATTTACTTTCTCAATCATGCTATCTTCCTTCCCTTGCTCTTAGGAGTCGCTCCATCAAATCGTTTTGCGGAGCAGCATCGTCATAATCGGTACTGCAGTTTTCCTTCACAATCTGAAATATTTCATTCCACAGCCTTACAGCTTGGTTCATATAGTTAATGCCAATATTGATAAATGGAGATGGAATGGGTTTCTGTGTAGTAGGATGCTTAGAAAGAAACCCTAGCTTATTGGTCATCTCTTCACACTGAATCCAGCGAGCGGAACACATCGCATATCGCTCTAAAAGCTGCGGGGATACTTTCGATGCACATCCAATTTTCTTTAGCCACTGCCAGGTCTCCTCATAAATCTCAGATGCCTGCAGCTCTGATCCGTCTCTTTGTTCTGCAGACAAGAAGTCATGTGGCTTTGGCATCTCCACACCTTCCACATCCGGAATATCCAGAACTTCCAATTTTCTCCCTCCCGGATTTCCGTTATTTGCTTTTTCTTTGACCGCCGATTTCTTGCGTCCGGCACCTGGCCTTCTGCCTCCACGGCCGCCTATGTTGTTTGATTTCGTAGGCACGTCTCATGTTCCTCCTTTAATTACCCTTTTGATTTCGCATTTTTCACACGCAAGACCCCACGCCGTTCCACGGTGGCCTTGGTGTTAGAGATTTTGGCCGCCCCTGGGGTCATTGTCATATCCGTAAATACGATGTTTTTTGCTTCCGTGATAATCACCACGCTCTGCATGAATCTTGGCATGACAGCTTTTGCATAGAGAAATTAAATTACTTCTGTCATGGGTACCACCTTCCGACAATGGTTTCTTATGATGAACTTCATCTACTGGGACGATAATTCCTTTCTCAAAGCACAGCTCACAGAATGGATGGGTCTTAACATAGCTGTCACGGATTCGTTTCCAAGCTCGTCCGTACCTGCGGCGTACAACTTTATCTCTGCCATACTTCTCGTAGGAACGGTTGGCTTGCTTCTTATGTTCCTCACAGTACCTACCGTCCGTTAGATTTGGACAGCCAGGAAAACTACAAGGACCCTTTGGCCTTCTTGGCACATCAGCACCTCCTTTAGATATAACAAAAGCCTCTGCGGGATTTTTCCTGCAAAGGCTCTTCCTTCATTTATTCTTTTTCTACAGTTTACATTATACCGCATGCAAGGGGGTGTCTTTGGAGTGGCCTGGGGGTGGCCTAGAGCGTGTTTGAAAAATAAAAATTGCACAAAACGCATGTTTCATTTCCCTTTTTCATGATAAAATAAAGAAAAAGGGGTGTTCACTATGTTGAGACGATATGAGTTAACAGATGAAGAATGGAACCGTATTGTACCATTACTCCCTCCTGAAAATACAGGAAAGCAGGGACGTCCACGAAAAGATAACCGCATCATTCTTAATGGGATGGTCTGGTTAGCACGCAGTGGTGCACCCTGGCGAGATCTTCCAGAACGTTATGGTTCCTGGCAAACTGTATATAGTCGTTTTCGTAAATGGATTGATGACGGGATTCTGGATAATATTTTTCGCATTCTAAGCCTGGAGGCTGAACTGGAAGAATTATCTATAGACGCTTCCATTGTTCAGGCTCACCAACATAGCGCAGGTGCTAAAAAAGGGGGGCCTCGAATGAAATCGGACACAGCCGTGGAGGAGCCAGTACCAAAATCCATGCAATAGTAGATTCTTATGGCTATCCAGTGTACTTTATGATCAGTGAAGGGCAGCGTAATGATATCAATTATGCAATTCCTTTACTGGATCATATCGAAATAGATGGAAGCAAAGTTCTGGCAGACCGTGGATACGACAGTAATCAATTGATAGATTACATTTACGATCATGGCGGTGAACCAACCATTCCATCCCGCCGAGGAGCTAAATTTGAACGTCGCTGCGATTGGTGGTTTTATAAGGAAAGACATCTGGTCGAAAATTACTTTCTGAAATTGAAAGCATTTCGCCGAATAGCAACACGTTATGATAAATTAGCATTCACCTACTTAGGCTTCTTATGTATTGTCTCGATATTAATTTGGTTAAAATGAACAACTTAAAATGTTTTTCAAACACGCTCTAGAATGATACGTTGACAAAAGTTGGGATTTAAAAAAAGCCGGATATGTGGTAGAATAAAAACGGCAGACTGAAAAGATATTATAAAGAATATAAGATAGAAAAGAGATATAGAAAAAACGTACGGGAAAGTACAAGTATGATAATAAAATCTAAACAGAGGTGTGATATGGAACAATATATCATAAAAGGCGGAAATCCGCTTGTCGGAGAAGTGGAGATCGGCGGCGCGAAAAATGCGGCGCTTGCAATTTTGGCGGCTGCAATCATGACGGATGAGACTGTTCAGATCGATAATCTTCCTGATGTGAATGATGTGAATGTGATGTTGGAAGCGATCGAGGGAATCGGCGCGATGGTGCAGAGGATCGATCGTCATACAGTAAAGATCAACGGAAGTACGATCGGCGATTTTAATATAGAGTATGATTACATTAAGAAGATCAGAGCGTCTTACTATTTGCTGGGAGCTCTTCTCGGGAAATATAAAAGGGCGGAAGTCGCGCTGCCGGGAGGATGCAATATCGGAAGCAGACCGATCGATCAGCATTTGAAAGGATTTCGGGCTCTTGGAGCGGACGTTGATATTGAACACGGCAAGATTGTCGCAGAGGCGGAGAAACTTCGTGGAACGCATTTGTATTTTGATGTTGTGACAGTCGGGGCAACGATCAATGTGATGATGGCGGCTGCTATGTCCGAAGGTCTTACGATCATGGAAAACGTGGCGAAAGAGCCGCATGTTGTTGATGTGGCAAACTTTTTAAACAGCATGGGCGCGAATATCAGAGGCGCAGGTACTGACGTGATCAAGATTCGCGGCGTGAGATCGCTTCATAAGACGGAGTATTCCATCATACCGGATCAGATCGAAGCGGGAACATTTATGTTTGCGGCTGCGGCGACAAAAGGAGACGTAACGGTATTGAACGTAATTCCGAAGCATCTTGATGCGACGATCTCTAAATTAGTGGATATCGGATGCGAAGTGGAAGAGTTTGACGATGCGGTTCGCGTTGTTGCAAAGAAGCGTCTGAGGTGTACCCAGGTGAAGACGCTTCCGTATCCGGGATATCCGACGGATATGCAGCCTCAGATCGGGGTGGCGCTCGCTTTGGCAAAAGGAACGAGTACGATCACGGAAAGTATTTTTGAGAATCGTTTCAAATATCTCGGTGAACTGGCCCGTATGGGAGCACAGGTAAAAGTGGAAGGCAATTCTGCGACGATTGAAGGCGTTGAGCGGTTTTCGGCTGCTCGTGTGAGCGCGCCGGATCTTCGCGCGGGAGCAGCGCTTTGCATTGCGGGTCTTGCGGCGGAAGGCATTACGATCGTGGATGATATCGTTTATATTCAGAGAGGATATGAGCGGTTTGAAGAGAAACTTAGAGGGCTCGGCGCTATGATCGAGCGTGTATCCAGTGAAAAAGAGATTCAGAAGTTTAAATTGAAAGTTGGTTAAAAAAAGGCAGAACCGAGAAACGGTTCTGCCTTTTGGCTCTTTCGGCGATGGAAGATATAAAAAGAAAAAGTGCGGTTTCCGGGAAGTGGAAAGGAAACTGCACTTTTGGCGTTTTGGATAGTTTTTATCGGATTTTTCGAGTGGACTCCCGTACTTTTAATTCTACAGGGAGAAGGATCTGCTGTTTTAATACGGAGTTGCTTTTGATCTGACGAATCAACACTTCTGCCGCCAGTTTTCCCATTTCGGCAGAAGGAAGCCGGACGGTTGTCAGGGCAGGCGAAAAATTCTTGGAAAGGGAGATGTCATTAAAGCCGACGACACCGATGTCCTGAGGACATTTTAAGTTCAGCTTTTTAAGCTGAGAAAGGATGACGCTTGCCAGAGAATCCGAACCGGCGAAGATCACTTCGGTTTCGGGATGCTTTGAGAGCAGTTCCTTTACCTGTGCCGCACATACTTTTGAATCCCAGTCGCAGTTATAGATCAGTTCGGGATCGTAAGGAATATTATTTGCCCGAAGCGTTTCACGGAAGATCATCATGCGGCAGCAGGAGTCGAAGTCGGATGGGGCGGATGAGTTGGAAGCGCCGCCGATGTAGGCGATCTTTTTGTAACCGCATTTGATAATGTGGTCGAAGATCAGTTGGTTTGCATATACGGTGTTGTATCCTATATTGCAGTATCCGTCAATATAGTTGTCGACAAATACGATTTTTTTATTGAGCGTTGTAATAAATTCAAGAGTTTCGGGCGGAATTTCCGTAATGATCAGTCCGTCCAGTTCCGAAAGCTGCTTTTTGAGTCCGGGAGTCATATTA